CTATACAGCGTTTGTTCAACTACGCCAAGGTGGTTACTATACAGGTTCTAATATTAATAGTATTATTAATGCAACTGCAACACAAACTAACAGTGGTACAGGGTATGTGACATTTAACAGCACTACAAACTTTACTGCTGGTGCTGCCATCACAATGAGTACAGTACTGACTAATATCACAGGGTGCGATTCTTCCAACAATCGTTTGACATTAGGTACAACTATTGGTCTAGCAGTTGGTATGCCTATATCTCTTACTGGTAATAATTTTGGTGGATTGGTAGCTGGCAGAACGTACTATGTGGTCAGCATCATAGACAACAGAACTATCACTGTAAGTATTAGTAGTCTGTTAACTCCAGTGTTTGTTCCCACTATCACAAGTACAAGCGGCAACATGAACGTTACCGGTGGAGCCGCATTTGGCGGTCTAACAAACGGTACCCAATACTATATTGGTTCAGTGATTAATAGCACCCAAGCTACCTTGAGTAACAACATTATCTACAATACCACTATTACTCAGACTATTGTTACTAGTAACTGGGTAAGATTTACCACAACTACAAACATGACAGTGGGTGAACAGGTAATAATAACAGGAACAACTATAGGTAACCTAAGTGCGGGTACTTATTATGTTATACAAATTGTTGACAGTGTTAACGCTATTCTCAGTACAAGCCTGGGCGGCTCATCAGTAGTTCAATCCAGTGCTACTGGTTCAATGACTGCACAAGTTGGAGTTCCAATTACCCTTACGGGAGGTACAGTTTCTGGATATATGTGGGCAACAGTGGTTGCTCCTCCAATAATTAACTACAGCACTCCTACTACTGTAGTTGCTTTTACTGGAACAATGGCCAGTAACGTGCTTACTGCTACAGGTGTAACAGGCACATTTGCCGCAGGTCAAGGTATATCAGGCACAGGTGTTCCAAGCAACTGTGTAATCATAGCACAATTAACGCCAACTGGTGCTACTGCAATTACCAGCACAACCTTGGTAAGCGGCGGATTAATCGGTGCATTTTCTTTTATTGTTAACAGCCCAACTGGTATTCTTGCAGGACAAATACTAACTGGAACTGGTATTCTAGTCAGTACATTTGTTACAGCCGTAGATACTCAGACCAATACTGTAACAGTTAGTAACGCATTTACAGGTAACAACGGAACTGGTACTTATTATTTTTACACTCCTTATGGTATAGGAACATATTCAATATCTGGTGCAAGCACAACTATAGCCTCAGGCACTAGTATGACAGCAGTCAATACTATTCCAACCATTACTGTTAACACAGTTAGCCCGCATGGATTTATGCCAGGGCAAACTATCAACATGTATATCAGTTCAGAAAACGGCACCAACAACCACACCTTGGCAACTGGCCCATTCTTTGTTGAAACAGTTACAGCTAACTTGGTCAACGGCATAACCGTAACTAACCAATTTACATATACCGCACGTGGTGTCGGTACCATGTCAGGCACGGTGTCGGGGACATTCTATGCTAGACCAGACAGTTTTTATACTCACAGACCGCTCGACGGCGGTGTACAACTAGGTACAAGTTTACCAAGTCACGGTGCGCAAGCAATACGTATGAGTAAAAAATATATTCGTTATCAATCAGGTAAAAGTATTAACTTTAACACTGGATTGCTGATGGCTCCAAATTATGACATACGTAGCGCAACTGCAACCAACGCTTCGTATGTTTCAGGCCTAAACATTAGTGCTGTTACTGCTACCAATGGTTTTGTAACAATTAATTCAGGAACTTATGTGGCAGGACAAGCTATTATTGTCAGCGGTTCTATAACTTCCAGCACTGGCCTAGTGGCACAAACATATTATGTCATGACCGGCGGTACTGGAGTGGCCAGTATACAACTTTCAACTACTTTGGCTAATCAGCAAGCTGGTATACCAGTTACATTTTTAGCAACAGGCAGTGTAAGTGGCGCATCAGTTATTGCGGCTCCAGTAATTACAATTATAACAGACGATGTGGATCACGGCTGTCAGTTAGGAACTACAGTTAACATAGGTGGTATTGTTACACAGGGCTATAGTGGTACTTACACAGTGGTAGGGGTAGTTGACGAACGAAGTTTACAAGTTGTTGCCCAAGGTCCAGTAGCAACCACAAATGGTCAGTTGACTGTGACTATTAATAACTCATCCGCACTGAGTTTAGTTAATTGGTACGGAGCCAGTGTACGTTCGGGAACGTATGATGAACAAAACGGTGTATTTTGGCAGTTTGACGGCCAAACAATATCTGCTGTCAAGCGTTCAAGCACATTCCAACTAGCAGGTACTATCAGTGTTGTAGTTGGTTCTGGACAGGTTATTGGATTAAACACTAAATTTACCACACAACTACAAGTAGGCGACAGATTTGTTATTCGTGGAATGAGTCACATGGTAACACAGGTGGTTAGCGACACACTAATGTATGTTAACCCACAATATCGTGGAGCCAGCAACGTTAGTGGTATCAAAGCCGCCAAGACTGTTGATTATGTAATTCCACAAAGTAAGTGGAACATGGACCGTTGCGACGGCACCAACGGCCCATTTAATCCAAGCGGTTATCAAATCAATCAAATTAAAATGCAAATGGTTGCAGTACAATGGACTTGGTACGGTGCTGGATTTATTGACTGGATGTTACGCGGTCCAGAAGGCAAGTATATCACAGTACATCGCCTGCGTAACAACAACTTAAACAATGAAGCTTGGATGCGTACAGGTAACTTGCCAGTACGTTACGAAGTTGTCAACGAAGGCCCATCAACACGAATTGTTGGTACTGTAAATTATGGTATTAGCGACCTAGTAATGACGGTCAACGACACTAGCTTGTTCCCAACACCAGCTACTGGTAGTGCTATTACTTTGTATGTAGACAATGAGTTTATACAGTACACTAGTAAAATCAGCACTGTTGCCACAGCAACAACCAGCGGCGGCCAAGTAACTGTGGCATCCACAGCAAACATGGCAGTCGGCCAGCCAATTGTTTTTATGCACCCTACATCCTTGAGCATTGGTGGTATCGTTTCTGGACAAACTTACTATATTGCCAGTATTGGTGCAGGATATATTACACTGGCCACTAACATTGGATTGACACTGTTCCCAACACTAACAGCTTACACATACAATCCGTATGGTGCAAACTCAACTAACTATTACATGACTATCAATGCGTTTGTGTCTGCTAGTACAAGTAATAGAGGTCAAACTATTCAGCCTTGGGCAACTGGCGGTTATCGTACATTCCAAGCTCAAAGTGCCGCCGCACATACTCCAACAACTGGGGTATTGCTGGTCAACGGATCTTGTAGTCCAATTGTTAGTCACTGGGGTGCGGCCTTTATCGAAGACGGCGGCTTTGACTCAGATCGTTCATACATCTTTAACTACAGTCAACCAAACGTTAACATCAGTACCAAAAAGACCACAGCGTTTGCAGTGCGTCTAGCACCTAGCGTGAGCAATGCACTTACAGGCGATTTAGGTGGACGTGAACTTATTAATCGTGCAAGTTTCTTATTACAGTCTTTAGAATCATGTGCGGGTACAAGTGCCAACGCAAACACTGCGATTATTATTGAAGGTATTATTAATCCAAGCAATATGCCAGCAATTACTAACATTCAGTTTGCCAGCTTGGCTAGTGCTGTTAACCCAACAGGTCAGCCAAGTTTCAGTCAAGTGGCTCCAGGTACCAGTATGGTGTTTACTAATGCCGTAACTAATACGACCACTATCAGTAATAGCCCGGCAATTGGTGGAACCATTATATCAGTGGCCAGTACCGCAGGTATTCAAGTCGGTGACGACGTGTTTTTCCCAGCTAGTACTGGTGCAGTGTTTGGACTAACTAAAGTCAGTGCAATTAACGGTTTAAACATTACTATTAACCAAGGTTTGATAGTTGCACAAACAGCCAGTGCCGTAGTACAGTTCAGTCGCAGTACATACGCATTACCAGGCGAAACTGTGTTCTCATATGTTAATAGCCCAGCCAACAAAGACGCACTGGATTTAACAACCTTTAAAGAACTAACTAACACACCAATCGGTGGTCGTGGTTGCTATCCAAATGGTTGCGACATCTTGTTTATTAATGCTTATATTACACAAGGAGCGCCACTTAACCAGAACTTGATTCTGCGTTGGGGTGAAGCGCAAGCGTAATCAATAAAAAAGCACCTTACGGTGCTTTTTTTATATAAGATCAACAAGATCAAATACTGTTTGTAATTTAGTTCTAATAGTTTTGCTTGAAAAACTATTTCGTAATCCTTGATGCAGTGGCTTGGGGGATCTGTCAATAGTTGCCCATGCCCATCCAATGTGTTCGTTGCTTAAGACTGGCACAAATTCAGCATCTACTACACACAAGTACGTGTGAAAATTAAACACACGATCATTACTGACAAACGTTTCTAAAGGAATGGTTTTAATTATATCAGGACAACTGCCAATTTCTTCAGAAATTTCACGCTGAAGACCCTGCCAAGGAGTTTCGCCCAGCACAGTTGTGCCGCCTACTAACCCCCATGTGCCTTCATGCTTGCCATGTGCTTTTTGCAGTAGTAAAAATCGTCGTGTAGATTTGGCATAAAACAATGCACCACTACACACAATTTGTTCTTTTACAATATGATCATCCATTGACTATTCTTATATATACCATCAAAGCTCTTGCTCCAAGAAACTCCGTGCCAGACGTACTGGACTCCTGTATATATATTCGTTTGATAGATCATGTTGTTTGAATGTTGGCTGTGATTAAAAATAACAGCCCATGCAGTTCCAGACCACTCTATAATGTCATTTGCGTGTGCGGCTAGTTTGCCCCAAGCAGATGCAGGTACAGCATTGCCCACAGTGGCAGCAACACCAGCGGCAACTACAGCATCAACTTGGGTCATGGTATAGTCTAATCTAGTGTTTGCAGGAGTACCGTCTGGGTTAGCGTCATATCGATGTGTCCAGTTCCACTGATTACTAGTGCTAACAGTTATGGTATTAGCATTTATAATATCGTAAATGTAGTAGGAAGATCCTACTGATAAATTTCCAATGTTAGCAGATACTTCAAATCTTTCGCCAATGGCTAAATTTTCAGTACTATCAATAATGATATAATTGTTTACCTGTGTGTTAGTTACTGATACTGCTATGGCTAATCCAATATCGTCTACTAGTAAAAATCTTGTACCAACTGCAACAGCTTGATCTGTTTGCTCTGTGCCCAGCGGACGTTTTGGATTATAAGTTAACGGATTAACTATAGCATCAAATGTGCCAGTGCTGTTAGGTCTATAACTGCTAGCGGCATCGTAGCCAGCATCTATAATTTCAATTCTTCCTTGACTGTCTATACCAGTGTTGCTATTAAGAGTTGCTGGATTCCAATTTACCTGTAATGCACTAGGATCCAAACTGTTAACAGCAAAGGTGCCTATGATCTGATTACCGTTGGCTTGTGTAAGATATATCATGCTGGATCCAGCAACATATTTTCCAGGATAATTATCCAGTACTGTCAACCAGTCAATTGGAGCACCTAATCTAATGGGTGCTGGATCTGTTGTTGGCTCGTTAGGACTCGACGATGCACCTTTGGGTATTAAGAACACAGAACTTGCATACACTTCAATGCTATAGTCACTGATAGTTTTTACACTTAAATCAAGCGGATCTGTCATGGTAGTAGTGCTGGCTATAGGATCTTCGCCTAGGCCTTCAATGTATGTACCGCTAGTGGTGTTACCGCCATTTAAGCTGGTGATAATTCTTGTAATAACCCCAAGATGTTTAACTTTAACAGGCGGATTGATCCAAATTGGAATTTCTAATTGTAAGGTTGCAATATCAATTGAGTCTTGTGTTCCAGTAGGAACTTGTCTACTAC